CCTGATATCAAATATTTTCAACGCTTCCATCACTCTTCCTCCTCTATTACAACAATGGCATTTTCAATCATAACTCTTTTATTTTTTTCATTTACAAGATTAAGAGATACCAGGTTGCTTTCTTCTGTACTTCTTACTCTAATAAGTCCTTTGTACTCTTTTATTAACTTTCCATCAAGAGTGTATACTTCAACTTTTCTTTTTAGTCCTTCTGTGTCACTTTCCCAATCTTTTTTAGCATCTTCCCATTCGGCACAACTTATTATTGCTGCTATCAGTATTATCCCTATCATCAATTTTTTCTTCATTCTTCCTCTTTTCCCTCAAACCATTTGAGTAATTCAAATTGTCCTCTCAGATAGTTCCACGCCTTACTATTTACTTCTGTATAAGCTATTTTTTTCTCCAATTCATATCTCTTTTCTTTTAAATCTTCCTTTGTTTTCATTTTTACTCCTTATAACCCTGAAAATGATTTTTATAAATCTTTTTTAACGTTTTTACTTCTTCTACAGTTTTTATTTCAAAAGGCTCAACGTAGATTTCCCTAAGCTTTTCCATCAGTTTTTCCCTTCCACCACCTACACCATGATCCACTCCCAGATGCCATTCCGGAGAAAGCGGAAGATAAGAGTTTCCAATTCCTTCATCAAAACGGTATCCCCCTAAAGCTCCAGCTGATTTTGAAATATGTGCTAACTGGGCATTTGACTTTCCTGTAATAACACATATTTTTTTTCTAAGCATCCAGTAAACCCATTGTCGATTATTCTGTTTGTGATAAAGTTCATGTAGCTGATTCCACATTGGAATTTCTTTATCCATAAAATAATCAAATAGAAAACTGGTAAATTTTATTGCCTCTTCGTTAGTTATCATTTTTAGAGCTAAACTGAAAGTTCCTTCCAATTTAATTAATAAAAGCTGCATTTCTTCAATCACGAATCTCATTAAAAAATCTAATATGATATTAGCTTTATTTTTAACAGTATAGTTTTTCTCTAAGACTTCTACTATTTTTTTTTCAAGCTTTTTATTTAAATCTCGAAAAGGTTCATAATTTTTTAAATTTTTCCCACTCGATCTTATATATAATTTTTTCAGATTCTCTTTTGCTTTAAACCTGTAATATTCAGAAATTTTGGGCTTTTCCTTACTGGATAGATTATTTATATCCTTATTTGCTAAATGATAGGCAAAACAATCAATGAACCAGTATATAAGTTCTTGATTGTCTCTGCTCATCATTTTTACAAACATTAGTAAGTCCCCCTTATATTCTTAAAAGTTTTTTCCAAAAAGGTTTTTCCTTTTCTTCAAGTTTTTTCTTTTCTTTTCATTTTCTACCCAAATAAAACTTCTTTCAGCCAGTAAAAATTCATTCTTTTTTTGAAGAAACTCAATTACCCCTTCAATAATTTCAGCAATTTCCTTTTTTTGCTTTTTATCAACCAATTTTATCTCGCTTTTTAAAAGTTCATTTATTCCAGCAATACTTATGAGATTATATTGATTTCCGTTTACCCCATCGACAGGAAATTTTAATATATTTTCTCTGCTGATTTTTTATTTATTGCATTTTTTCCGCACTTATAACCAAATAAATCAGTTATATCTTTTGCTAGTAAATATACTTCATAGTTGTAGATTTTTCCTCTTACTATTTTTCCCTTGTACTCCACTTTTTCTAAAAATTCTATACTCATTTCTCCTCCAATGTCATGATTTTTTCTATACTTACGTTCTCAATACAATGTTGTAGCTTATTTTTAGGAATTATTCTGCTACCCTGTACATATCCTTTTACTGAGCCACCATTTCTCTTCATGAAATTACTTAATTCTTCTACAGATGTAGTTTTAATCTCATGTAAATTTCCATCTTTATCCCACACTTGCCTAAAGTACAATCTAACTTTCATTAGTTTGCCTTTTTCATTTTTTCAATAATTTTTATATTTTTTCCAATTTTCTCCTTTAGCTCCGCTTTTTCTTTCTGCAATTCAATTTCCATTTTTTCAATTTTCTTAAATCTTGTATTCATCTGCTTATTTTCTTTTATAATCTCTTCCAGTTTTTTCACTTTCATTTCTGCTCTCCTATCATTTTGTGAGTATTTCCAATTAAGTTATTCTGCTGATTATTTACTCCTATGTCAGAATTTGCGATATATTTAATTTTCATTGTCCCATTTCCATCATCATGAAGGCCCAGGTAATTCTGACTGACATTTCGTGGAAGTTTCCAGTATGCTCCATAAATTTTTTCAAAATTATTGTATTTGAACAAATCCTCAAATTCCCTTTGTTCCATTGAGCATATCTTATGACATCCTCCAGCACTGTCTATGAGAGTATGAATTCCTTTATCATCAAATTCAACACTTTGATAGATTCCATATTTCCTGATTGCAAATAATATTTTTTCTCTTGCCATCTGCATTCTTAAATTCATCAACTCTTTTGTTTCTCCAAGAGCATTTTCCCTTATTTCTGCAATCTTAGGCATTTTCTGAAAATTTCTTGTCCGGATTATTTCAACATATGCACTGTTAAGCTGCTCAACTGTCAGATCTTTCAGACCTAAAAAATATATACTCTTCATTTCCTTTGACATTACTGGCTCCGGATAATATTCCTGATACTTTACAAAAGCTTGGGTAAATTCTTCTAATGTCATTGTAATCCCCAGCCTTTCAGAGTGTCCATGATATCCTCTTCTGTCAAATCTATTTTCTTTCTTCCAGATCTGTCAATCTTTATATCGCTAGCTTTATTGCTATTCTTGTTTTTATATCCATCTTCCAGAAGTTTTATAAATTTCCGTTCTTCAATAAAATCATCAAAAGTCATCTGCCAGTTACTTGTTTTTCCTTGTAAAAAATCAGACTCCTTTATTTTTTCCATTGCTTCCATTATTTCTTCAGTAGAATATTTCTTTAACAGCCTATCAAGTTTTTGTTTTCTTTTTTCTGTTAGCATTTTGATTTTTGATAGTCCAAGTTCTTCTGCTAAATTATTCCAATTGACATATATATATTCTTTCTTATTTATTCTTTCTAATTCATTCTTATTGTATTTATTCTTTATTGAGTGGAGTTTTTCCACTGGTGGTAGTGGAATTTTTCCACTGGTAACTAGTAGAGTTTCTCCACTAGTGTAGTCCGTTTTTTCCACTGGTTCAGGAAAGTTAATATCAATAAGGTAATATTTGTTCTGTAATCCTCTTTCTTTTTCTACCTGAAGCAGTCCAACTTCAATCAATTTTTCAAAAGCCTTTATTACAGTTTTCTTATCAATCATCATCTGTTTCATAAGAGTTTCCTGTGTCGCATAGAAATATATTTCTCCCTGTTCATTTATCCAGTTGTTTTTTACCGAAAGTCTCCAGTTCTCTAGACATAGCATATATAACTCACGATGAACTGGTTTTAATTTAAATTCATATATCTTTTTTGGCATTTTATAAAAATTGCTCTGTTCTACATTCTCAATTTTTAATCTCATTTATTTCACCTCTTTTTTATTTTCCCTCAAACTTTTTTATATATGTTTATTAAAAAATCTATTAATGAAATATTCCTGCCCTTTTCCCGTAACTTTCGGAGTCTTACTTATTCTTATGCTTCCATCCGGATTATTTACTGTACTTTCCTTTATTTCAAAAAGGCCCAGTTCCATTGATTTCTGTGTAGGCATGTTGTAGTCCGTTCCCTGTCTTGAAATTAGAAATCCATCCTTTCTAAGTAAATCAAATAATCTGTTCTGTCCTGTTTTGAATCCTCCCTGAGTTAATATCTTTGCCAGCTCTCCTACAAGAATACTTGTATATGAACTTTTTACAGTATTTGCAAACAGTACCTGAGGTTTCTGTTCTTCAATTTTTGCTTCAAGTTCTTTTCTTTTTTCTCTTTCTTCTTTTAATTTTGTAAATGCCTGTATTGCCAAATCAGGATTGTCTAATAATCTTTCTGTTACATACATTCCATTTTTTCTGATTGTTTTTAGAATTTCTTTTATCTGTTTTTTAAATTCTTTAGCTATTGGTTTTCTACTTAGCATTAAAACTTCATATAATCCATCTTCTGTTAGAAATGTTGCACTCGTATTATTTATACGAGTGATTATTTTTTCATTTTCATCTACATTGTTTACCATTTTACTAACATTACTTATATCATAATCTATCCATTCAGCAACATCTTTTGCTAAAAATAATGGATTTTCAAAATCTCCAAATATTCTAAACTGTTTCCCTAAAATTTCTCTTTCATCTATTATTTTCATTATTTGCATATTTACTCACCTTTTAAAAATTTTATTATTGTAGCAGATGTTTCTTTACTTTTCAGCATGGTCATAAATATTTCCTTACAGATGTATGTATCGTATTCACTTCCGTGCCATTGACTCTTGTCCAATTTAATATCATAAAATTCAGCAGTTTCCATTAAGCTCGGATATTTGTATTTTCCTTTTGTTCCAGATTCTTTTTTTATAATATCTATATTTGATTTTTGGGTACAGAATTTATGTTCTAATTTAAATGGCAAAAATTTAGAATCAAAATCTATATTATGTGCTACAAAATATTCTGTTTCACTGCAAAATTTTCTAAATCTATCATCTTTCAAAAAATACTTTGGATAATCTTCTCCCTGTCTTTTAAAGTTTATTTTTTCATCAGTTAGCTTATTTATTCTAATAGCTGTTTCATTAATTTCTTCATCTTTATTTCTAAAATAAAAACGATTAAATTTTTTTATTTCTCTGCAGCATTTCAGTTCCAAATCAACTTCAATTTTTATTGCCGAAACTGATAGTACTGAGCAGTCATTCAAACCATTTGTTTCAGTGTCAAATACTATTACATTTTTCTGCATTTTCTCACATTTCCTTTCTTAAAATGGGAACTCTTCATCTTCTTGATTTTCTATTTCACTTTTTATATGACTATTGATAATATTTGTCCCATTTTCCAGTTCTCTTTTTTCTCTAATTTTATTTTCGTTTATAAAGTTTTTTTGCCATAATTCAAATGTTATAGGATTTTCAACTTTATCTAAAATTTCTTGTGTTGTTTTTCCTGTTTTTGTGTTATAAAAACCTCTTATTCGGTATTCATTAAAATAATCTACTTCTCCTGTCAATGTGTTAACTACTTCATTCATCCCTAAGTATGATAGAAATACTCCTATTTTTCTATTCTGAAGCATTGGGAAAATTTCTTTTTCTTCTTCATCTGTCTCTGTTCTTAAATTTTCAAATTTGATTTTTAACAAGTATATTATAAGCTTTTCATTTTTGTCATCCTATGATATAATTTAACCAACTTATGTTTTTAGTCGTTGTTGCTGCAACGGCTTTTATTATTTTTGATTTCATATATCCTATCCTTTCGTACAATCATCAAATCCGGCTAATACATAACCATATTTTAGAATTGTGTTTATCGCACTTTCAAGATTATCAAAAACTAGGCGATGTTCTTCTCTCATTCTTCTTGAAAATCTCAAATCCGGAAAAAAACTATACTCTCCATTATCCATTATGTAATAAGTTTGATATACTATTTCTTTTTCATCATTCAAAAATTTACTTATTGATGCTTTTTTCATTATTCCCATCTCCCATTTTTAAAGTATATCCAAGTGATTGCTAACAATAATATCCATAGACCATGTACTACTATGATAACTTTTAAATCATTTTTCATGGCTTCTGATTGATTTAAAATTAAAGCTAACAAAAATATCGAATACCATAAAGTAATTTTTTTTACTTTTGTCATTTTTCTAATCCTCCTTTTTATATAATATTTTATTTGCTTCTTCTAACTGCTTTAGATATTTTGTGAATCTGATAGGATCTACCACATAAGAATAATTTTTGTTTTCATCTCTTTTCTTGTATGCATATCCTATTTGAAGTCCATCTACTAATAATGTCCCTTGCTGTAGATTTATTCTTACAAAATCTACAGATTCCCCTATTTTTTCAGCCACTAATTCTAATGGCACGTTAGCATTCATCATGGACACTCCTTTCTATTTATTAGTTTTTTTGCTTATTTTTCCT